AAAAAAGAATGAAGAGCTTTATGGTTGTTACATTACTGACATTGCTTTGGAACGCGGTGATTGCGAAATACCTGAAGAAATTATAGAAGAAGAAATTATAATTATTGTTGATGAAGAATATGATACCCAAGAAGAGTTTCCTGATGATGATGTTATGGTATTGGAAATGGATGATGAGTTTGAAAATGAAGAATTTATTGAGCTTACTGAAGAAGAAATACTTGAGCTTGAAAAACAAATGGAAATTGAAGTTAGAGAACTCGAGTTACTTGAAGAAGAAATATTTGTCGAATTAGATTTAGAGGAATTATCTGAAGAAGAACTTGAAGAATTTGTTGAAGTTATATTAGAGCTTGAAGAATACTTAGAAGAACTAGAAGAAATAGAGATAGAAGAAATACAGTTAATAGAGATACCTGAAGATATAATTATTATTATAGAAGAAGTAGAAGAGGAAATAGAAGATGAGCTGGACAAAGAAATACTTAGAGATGACACCAATACAGAAGATACAATTCAAGCAGAGGAGATTCTGGATGAGCCAGTACAGGAAATTGAAGAGGAAGATACAAGCAGAGGATTCTTTAAAACAGAAGAAGTTATTGAACTAACAGAGGAAGAACTGCAAGAAGAAGTTGCAGAGATAGAAGAAGCTATTGAAGAAATTATCGTTGTAGATATTCCTGAAGTAACTGAAGAAGAACTAGAAGAATACACAGAAGAGGAGTTGGTTGAGTATGAAGAAGCTAAAGAAGAAGCAATACAAGAGTTTGTACAAGAACTTGAAACAGAAGAAGTAATAGAAGTTATTGAGGAAGTCAATGACATAGGTGTACAGAACCTAGAACAAGTATCAGTAGAGGTACAAGAGATAGTCCAGGCAGTAGTTGAAGAAGCTATTGAGGAGATAGAAGAACTTACAGAGGAACAAGTAGAAGTTGTTGCTGAAGTATTACAAGTAGAAACAGAAGATGTTGAGATAATAGCTGAAGCTGTCAAAGAAGATGAAGTCGTAGCTGAAGCAGTAGAAGAGTATGTAGCGAGAGCTGTAGAGAACGCAGATGTAGAGAACTATACTCTTGCTGATGTTGTTACAGAAGTACAGTACGAATCATTCCTAGAAAATCCAATAGAAACATTTGTAGATTTAGATTTTGAAGGGGTAACAATAGGTAACATAGGAGATGATATGACACAAGACCAAAAAGAAAAAGCACAGGAGGTCGTAGTTCCTGTAATCTTGACTAGAATAGCTAGTATGGCAGCTTTTGTATTTAGGAGAAGTCTATGATTAACAAGCTATGGACCTGGTTAGTAGAAGCAATAAAAGAAACATTGAACCTTAGTTGGACTTTGGTTGGTTTAGTTATTGCTACGCTTACACTAACTGGTTCAGCACAGCAAGTTACAGGATTAGCTACTATAATAACTTTAGCTGTATGGTTATTGACCATTGGTTTTAGAAAAGGAGATTAGTATGGACTGCTGTGGTAGTGGTTGCTGTGGTGGTGAATAATGTGTGTAACTTATGTCAACGAAGCAGGTACATACATTACTATATGTAATAGTAAATATGGAGGTATAGGTGAAGTTAACTGTAGTTAGAACACAATTTGGAACAGATGCAACGAATGGGTTGCTATTTATAGATGGTATTTTTGAGTGTTATACACTAGAGGACCAGTATCAAGCAGTAAAAGTTATGCACGAGACCTGCATACCAGAGGGAACTTATGATATTAAGTTTAGAAAAACAGGTGGTTTCCATGCTAAGTATTCAGAGAGATACAAGAACTCACACTATGGCATGTTACATATACAAGATGTGCCTAACTTTACTTATATACTTATACACACAGGCAATACTGATGAACATACATCAGGTTGTTTAATTGTAGGAGAGACACAACAAGATTTAGAGGTATCTAAAGATGGTTTTATAGGCAGTAGTGCTGTAGCTTACAAAAAAATGTATGCAAAAGTAGCAGGACAGTTGCTGCAAGGCAAAGATGTGACTATAGAATACACAACAATAAACAATTTATTAAATAAAGATGTAGATAATCAAGCAAAAGACCATACTGTTTTAGCTACCACAGTTTACGATAAATTACAGGAAATAAATGGTAATGTTTTGATAGGTAATGCTATGTTGAAAGGTAGATTGATAACATAATGTTTGAAAGATTTAAAAGAGCAAGAGACAAAGATGGTAAGTTCAAGAAGGACTTATGGTGGACACCTTGGTCAGAATCATGGGAGTATAGAATGAGTGTAGACCTCAAAGATATGCTTGAAAGAACTGCCTGGACCTTCATTGAAGCGTTCATTGGTGCATTAACAGTTGCTCCATTAGTTGGTGTAGAAGCTGAAACAATTCAGTTAGCTGCATTAGCTGGTGGTGGTGCTGCACTTGCAGTCATCAAGACATACGCAAAAAAACAAATAACTAAGTAGTAGAAACTGTCTTATCTTTGTAGTAAACTGTCAATGACAGGGCAAAGGAGGACAGATGTCCAAGAATAACACACCTGAAGAGTGGGGTAATAACTTCTATAAGTCAGGTTGGAAGCCTGGCGTAGATATTAATGACCAAACTGGGCAAGGTGAAATCACACATGTTGGAACAGACCCAAACTACAACAATAAGTTTGATGAAATTCTAAAACAATGGGGGTATGACCCTAAATTATACGAGATTGAGGGTACAGTTAGGTCATCTTCATGGCAAGTTCAATTGAAAGGTGGGAGAACTGAGACATTCTTTGCTTTTAAAGGGCTTGTAAAGAAGAAAAGACCTGGACAAGACAAGTATTTTAAAGCATTATTTAAACAAGCAGGTAAAAAACCACCATTAAAACTTAAAACACATGGAGGTGATACTGCTTTTTTGTTTTTTATGGCTGATTGGCAGCTAGGTAAGAAAGATTATGGCGTTGAGAACACACTTAAACGCTACGATATAGCTCTACAAGATGCAGTAAATAGAATTAAGGAACTGCGTAAGGCAGGTGTCCAGATAGATGAGATATATATGATTGGACTAGGTGACCTTACAGAAAACTGTTATGGTTTCTACGATAGTCAGCCATTTAATATTGAGTTAACAATGATAGAACAGTATGCGTTGGCTAGGTCTATGATGATGAAAACAGTAGAGACATTTTTACCACATGCAGATAAACTTATATTAGCTGGAGCTCCAGGAAATCATGGTGAGGCTTCTCGTTCACAAAAAGGTCAAGTCGTTACTAACAGATTAGATAACACAGATACTATGCACTTGCAGATATGTGAAGAGATAATGAAAGCTAACCCTGAAAGATATAAAAAGGTATCTGTTGTAGTTCCTGAAGGCTTTCATCAAGTTATGACTATCAAAACTATCCCATGTGCTTGGACCCATGGTCACATGACAGGTTATAGTGGAGGTAATCCTGAAACTAAGATAGAAAACTGGTGGAAAGGTCAGATGTATGGTTTCTTACCTGCAAAAGATGCACAAATTCTTATTACAGGTCATTACCATCACTTTCGTGCAAAGCAGCAGGGAGATAGGACTTGGTTTCAATCACCTAGCTTAGATAAATCCTTAGACTTTACTGCTAGAAGTGGTATGTGGTCGCACCCTGGTGTGCTTACCTTTACTGTTAATAAAAAAGGTTGGGATAACTTAAAGATATTATAAAGGTAATGTCTTAAACTTTTTCTCTTGACCTTTGAAGTCTTTCTCGTGATAAGTTTCGTATTCCTCTATGCTATCCCACATCTGTAGTACTTCCTCAAATGAATACCACTTGACCTCTTTAGTTTTTCTGTTGACATAAGTCAAACCAACTTTAACTTCAGGATAATCTTTTGCTCTGTCATACATCTCTTGTAGTTTATCCATATCAGAGAACTTTATTTTCTTTGTACCTTTAACCTCTGTCAAAAATAACTTATCTCTCCTGTTAAAGATGTAATCAGGAATAGTTATTATGTCTGTGTAGTACCAAAAGAAATTAATACTATGTTCCCATGGGCTAGTTGCTGCTTTTAACCAGTCTTTCTGTTTTACTAGCCCTAAGTCTGTAAGGTGTTGCTCAAAGATATCCTCTGCTTTTTTACCAACACCATCCTCTACCCTGTCGTTGTAATCCATTTCGTTAAAAAGCATTACTCTTCTTCTAAATTAGTTGTTGTAAGTACTTGTATGTTAGGAAGTATTGCAAGTAATTGCAGTTGTCCATTAGGCAACACAATACTTTTACCCATAAACAAAGGTACTTCCTTTTCGTTTCTCCTATTTAATAATTCTGCAATCAACATACCTTCTGTTGCTTTGCTTAACATTACATCAATCATTCTTTCTCCTTTTATTTCCTCTCTTGTTTAACTTAACCCATACATCATAATCAAAATCAAAATGGTAGTTCAGTTGTTTTAGCTCCCTGCTCTTTTTCTTTGAGTAAGGCATTACATGTCCTCCATTCCCACTTATATGGGTTGTTGTCATCTTGTAGTTTATATCTCTGTCCACAAAATAAATTACCTTTGCTATCTGTGTACATCACTTTATCTTTATTGTTACAAAGATAAGATGCTTTACACTTTCTATCAGGCTCAGGTGGTATATCAAAATTGTAGTTAGGATATTTTTCTTTTAATTTTTCTTTAAGTTTCTTAACATTAAAGATTTCCCCTGCACTTTCTAACTCCATGACTACGATGGGTCTTTTAGTGTCCAGTCTCCATCTGTGTCAATCCAATCAAATATATTTTTCTTTGTTGCATTACCACTAGCTAAGAAATCCTTAGCTTTCTTTACAAGCTCTGTCTGTCCATCATCAGTAGCTTGTGCAACTTTATCATTAAATGTTTTAAGTTGCTTGTCTGTAGGTGGCTCTTGTTCCCATGCTCCACTTGGTATGTCTGTCATTTCATCTCCTTTTGTTTCATCTTGTACTGGTTGTGTATCAAACACAACATCAACAATATTTTCATCCTCTAAAAACACTTCAACTCTATTTAAGAATTTATCCATGTCTTTGTTTGTCCAGTTGTTAACATCATCGCTAACCTCTGTATCTTTTACCATGTCATTGTATATCTTAGTCTTTACCTCTCCCATTTTTTTTGAGTTAGGTATCATTTCTTTTAGTATCGTATTCAATTGCTCTGCAACAGGTTGCTTCTTAGCTCCAATGTCCTCTGCAAATTTGTTAGCACTTTCGTTTGTTGTTACTGCTACTTCTTTTGCAGTTGGGCTAGGTTTATTTGGCTTTGGTTTTGGTGGAGGCGCTCCATCATCATCATAAAAATCATCAGTTCCACTCCATAACTCTACTCCTAGTCCTGCTCTCATACTTGCTCTTTTAAAAGCATCACTCTCTGCAAGTTTAAGACACTCACCTTGTGTTGCTCTTTGTAAAGCTGGTGCTTCAACATCTCCTGCACCCTGGTAAACTAAACCATCAATAGTTAACTTACCAATAGCACCAACTATCTTGTTATCTATAATGACAGGCTCAAACTCCCACTCATACTTTACATCACAGTCTCGTAGTCTCTCTACATATACTGCATGATTAACAAACTTCCCAAACTTTCCCTTTGGTGGGTCTTGTACTACCTCCTCTGGAAAAGGTGCAAGAAGTTTCTTTTTAGTTTCTTTATTCATTTATTCCTCCTCTGTTCTTGTTGCCTGTATAACTGCGAATACCCTTTGTCTTGTAACTTTAAGTATTGCTGCAATTTTTATCATGGATAGACCATTATTGTATGCGTGTGAGACAATTTGTTGTCTTTGTTCTAATAAATTGTCTAAGTTATTTTGGTTGTGGTCTATCTGTTGTTGTATATTTTCTAGTGTCAATTCAATATCATTAACATCTATCATCTATCCTCCTCTAATTTGTATAATTTTATTTAATTGTTTAGCTAGTTACTGCAATTAATCTAACTATGAAAGCGTCTCTATGGTCATTGTCTTTCAACTCTCTAACCTTTAGTTGTGCCTCATGTAGAGTATCAAAGTCAAACTCCATACTCCCACCATAAATAGATGTGCTTAGTACCTTATACATAGTCTCCTTATGTACATATCTAGTGTCAGTTTAACAGGTATTGTCATGTATGTCATGGCTAAAATGGTGGTTCTTGATAGTCCATTGCACCATCATAAGCTAATTCATCATTGAGTTCTGCTAACTCTACCTCTTTATATAGTTTCTTTAGGTGTCTAATCTGTTGTTTGTAGATATATTTCTTAGTATCGTATCGTGCATATCTATCATCACTCCACCACCTAATACTATCTTTCTTTTCTTTCTCCAGGTTATCCAACTCTGCTTGTAGTTCATCTTGTAAATGTTCAATGACTTCGTACGAGTTAGGATAACTCCTAAATGTTTTTGACATTATTCTTTATCCAATCTTAAATTATTTGCTTTAACAAAATCATTTATTAAATTTACTGCTTTCTTCATTACTTCACCATTTACAGATGCGTAATTGTAAGTATCACCATATAAACACAATCCTCTTTCAGATAACTCTTTACTATCCTTTGCTATCGTATCTATGTAATAAGTTCCCCAACCACCAATTCTTTCTAAATCAAAATTAATAACATATTGATTTACACCTCTTTTATTCCAATCCTCAACTTTATGATTATTTTTTTCTATATATATAGATATGTCATCGCCTTGATTTGTTTTAGCTTTTAATACTTTAGTTTTTGTAGCCATTATTATTCCTCCTTTATTGCACCTGTTAATACATAGTATTCGTGCAAATCTTTCTGCTGCTCCTGGTTTAACATACCTACAACAAAGTTGTATCTATCTAAATCAATCTTGCTTAGTTTCTGTTGTTGTTTGAAATGTCTGCGTAGTGCGTAGTTATCTGCCATAAGACCAGATAAAAACCATGCAAACAAAACACAACCTATTAATATATATACCTGCATTATTCCTCCTCTGTTAATATCTATATACAATTATAAATCATGTGTACATCTGTTGTCAATTCATATAAAAGAAAAACCCCCTGGGGCAGCAGAGGGCTTTCCTTCGTATCGTATAACTAAGGGAGTTATACAGTTTGTTTTTTTAACTCAAAACCTAGAATAATATTAGCCATAAAAGACCAATAATTATTAATTACTTTTGTTTCTAGTTTTTCTGTTGGGTTTGGGTCTATACTTCCCATATCAATCGCTAAGTCTATAATCTCACCATACATATATGGTATGTCAAGGGCTAAACCTTGCAACCACTCTGTCATGGCTTTAACTTTCCCATAGCGTTCAATAGCCCAACCATACTCGCTATTAAATCTGTCAAAGATATATTTTATTTTTTCCTTATCTGTTGTTAATGGGTTTTCATCTCCATCAACTTCAATAGTATCTAATATATATCTCTTATAGTTTTCTTTATATTTTGTATGGTGTAGTTTCATTTTTCCTCCTTGTATTTCTCACTCTTTAATAAAAGTAGTGTATGTTTTCTTCTTTATACTTATCTAAAACAACAATCATTTTATTGTCTAGTGTCCAATCCCAATGAACATAAATCCCATGATTGTTAAGAACTTCAATCAGAATTTTATAATCATCTTCTAGTTCTAAATCTCCCCAATGCTGAAGATATATAATTTCTCCTGCATGTGATTCTTTAGGATAATAACGATTATTAATATTGTCCCAACTATATTTATTTCTGTTCTCTCTGTAAGAACTTCTATAATCATCAAGCGTTTGTATGTTGTAAGCTACTCGTGGAGAAGTGTCATCATTAAATTGACTACTTCCAAAAATACAACTTGAACAACAACTAAAATCTACTTGCTTTGGATTCTTTGCAATCCAACAATAATAATTATCAAGTTCTTCTAGTGCTTTATCTAATGCAGGTAAAAGATTCTTTTTTCTTTTATGCTTAGATGTGTCTATATTGTTTTCTACTTTGTTTAATGTTTCCATTATTCTCTCCCTTAGTTTTGGCTTTATCTTTTATAAAGCTCCTAGAGGATACCCTGGTGAATATCCTCCTAGAGTTTTACTCTGATAACATAAACTCCAACTCATAAGCAACTTTAGAAACTAGAATTGCGTTGGTTTCTACTGCTTTTAATAGTGTTCTGTTAGTTGCTAATAAATTTAAGGCATAAGCAATATCTCTTACTTGGCTTGAATCAGAATTAGTTAGTGTTTTTAATTCCTCTCTAATTTGTGTTTCTTTATTCATTTTGTTCTTTCTTATTCCTCTATTAATTTAACTAACTCTAAAATTTCTTTTAGGTAGCTTTCTTGTAATTTACAATTAGCTTTTACTTTTCTTATTATTCTTGCATTTTCCCTGATACTCATATCAAGTTTTAATTCAAGAGTTTTAATTATTGTTTCTTTCATTGTTTCTCCCTTAGTTATTGACCTACTAGATGTCGTACCACTATATATGGTATGTACCCTAGATGTGTCATTTATTTTTTGCATACCATTTTATATCACAAATCTATTATCTTGTCAAGAACTATATACAAATATTATTTGCAGCTGCATAAAAATAATTATCTGGGTTTAAATAATGGTGGGGGGTGTTCTAAAGTTTTTCCTATAAGTCTTTATGCACATAGCCACAACACCAACACAAAATAAAACATTTAACCACAGATGAAACACAGAAAACATCAAGAGGTTATATATGGTAAAAATTACCAATAAAATAAATGGTAATGTCAATCTGGCTACCCTATTATTATATGTCTTAGATACCTATATTTAACTTACACAAAGTGAACAATACAGTAAACAATTGGTCTACTATATGTTGTGTGTTTTAAGTGACCTACTACATCTAGTGGGTGCACTATCACAGTAATATTGGTTAGTGTTACCTATCTGTTTAAGTGTATTCTTACACTCTTTACATTTCTTCAATAGTGTCTAGTCTAGCTCGTTTTTCATAACAGGCATCCAATGCAATGTAGTTGCGATTCTGCCTGATTAGTTAGTTTGGTTAGACCTTGGGTAGCTTACTTGTCTTTCTAGTTGGTCAGGTTTCCCTGGTAAGCCTTTTGTGCTCCTGATGCCCTCTTTACCTGTATCTACTTACTCCTAAATAATATTTATAGTTGAATAATAACATGGGTTCTGTATAATACAAGTACTGTATGTGAAACACTAAATAATTCAGGAAATGGTTTTTCAGGCAACTGATTAGCCATTTTCTGTTATTATGGGAACAACATGATTCTTTATTCATGTTCCTCCCTGTATAGCCCTAGCTTGTCTAGGGTGTGCAAAATAAAAAATTTTTTTACGCCTGAGGTTCTTGTAAACCATCAGGCAGCTTTCTACCTTTGATTCTTGGAAACGATTTAGTTTTGTGGTTATTACAATATCTATATTTGTTATATTTAGATATAACTGTGTTGCAAGTTTCCTTCAAACAAATTCTTCCACTACTATATGAAGTAGAGGGTTTGTAATTAGGATTTTTATTTCCTTTTATATAATCACTCATACAAGATATAGTATAGTTAGGAGAACTAAAACTTATGTATGGTTACAAGAAGAAGAAAAAGAAACCTGGAAAGAAAAAAGGTAGAAGATACTAAATGGCTGAATGGCAAGGGATGAAGGTTAAGCTAAATAGTCCTAGTGCTATTAGGAAAGGCGAACCAGGATATGGGCGTAAGTCAAAAAAAGTTTTTGTTATGTCTAATGGTAAAGTAAAGAAAGTAATGTTTGGTGACCCAAATATGCCTGTTCGTAAAAGCAATCCTAAAGCAAGAGCTTCATTCCGTGCTAGGCATAAGTGTTCTACTGCAAAAGATAAAACTACTGCTCGTTACTGGGCTTGTAGGGATTGGTAAGGAGATAATATGCCAAAAGGTAAAAAAGGTTACTCTGCAAAACAGAAAAAGATTGCACGAGTTGCACCACCTAGAAATAAAATAACTGGAGCTGATTTTAAAGCACTTAAAAAGAAAAAGAGAAAAAAATGAAAATTAAAGGTGTAGATGTATCTAGTTTAACTAAAAGACAACAACAGACTATGAAAAAACATTCTGTGCATCACACAAAAAAACATTTACAATATATGACTAACTCTATGAAAAGAGGAACATCATTTAGTAAAGCACATAAAAATGCACAAAAGAAAGTAGGTAAATAATGGCAAGAGTAAGTTGGATGTGGGGTGGAAAGAGATACTATGGAACTCTTATTCCTAGTAGAGAAACCAAAACACACAGGTTTGCTAGAACAGAAAATGGAAAAATTAAAAGACTTCCAAAGAAAAAATAATGCCTAGACCTAGGTGTAAAAGAAATGAATATTCTGGTGAGGAATGTCGTAAAGTAGCTGTTAAAGGTGGAAAGTTTTGCAGTACACAATGTAGGCGTAGAGTCAGTTATTTAAAAAGTTTATCTAGTGATAAAAAAGTAGATAAGAGAGGCTCACATGAATCTAAATCTAGAGGAGCTAAATATCCAGATTTTGTTCAATACTATGCTGCTGATATAGAAAACAAAAAGAAAACACATCAACAAGTAGCTGACTTATTAGAAATAGATAGAAGTCAAATTACAAGAATGTATGCTGCTTATTTAGAAGATAAAGAAAATTTTGAAGCACAACAAGACTGGTCTATATCAGAAGATACAGTTGAATCATTAAAAGATTTTAAAGAGTTTAGAGATAGGTATTTTAAAACAGAAACTGGTGACTTATACGAAACAGCAGAGTTTCATGAAAACTGGATAAACAACATTGTTGATGCTATAGAAAATGGTAAACAACAAATGATACTAAGTCCACCTAGACATGGTAAGACAGATTTGTTAACACACTTTGCTGTATGGCAGATATGTAATAACCCTAACATAAGAATTATGTGGGTAGGTGGTAATGAAGATATTGCAAAGAATGCAGTAGGTGCTGTGCTTGACCACTTAGAAAACAATGAACAATTAAACGAAGAAATAAATGGACCAGGAGTTAAGTTCCAACCTAAAGTTAGGTCAGGTAAATCTTGGTCATCAGGACAATTTACTATAGGTACTAGAACAGTTACAGGTATTAAATCACCTACTATGGTAGCTGTAGGTAAGGGTGGTAAAATACTTTCTCGTGACTGTGACTTAATTATTGCTGATGACATAGAGGACCATGGTACAACAATACAACCTAGTGCTAGAGAACAAACAAGACAATGGTGGACAACTACTTTGTCATCTCGTAAAGAAGAACATACTGCTGTAGTTGTTATAGGTTCTAGACAGCACCCTGAAGATTTATATAACTTCTTACTAGAAAACCCAGAGTTTGAAACAATAGTAGAAGAAGCACATAGTTCAGAGTGTGTGTTACCAGAAACAGATATACAAGAACATCAAGACTGTATGTTATGGGCAAGTAAAAGAACTTTTAAATGGTTAATGTCACAAAAAAATAATGCTGACACTACAGGTGGTAGAGCTATTTATGAAATGGTATATCTAAACAAAGCATTTGTAGAAGGTATAACAATGTTTAACTCAGAAGATATAGACCAATGTAGAGATATAAACAGAGTAGTAGGACAGATACCAGCAGGTACGCATTTAATTGCAGGACTTGACCCAGCATCTACAGGTTTCCAAGCATGTTTTTTATGGGCAGCTAATCCAGAAACAGGAGAATTGTTTTTAGTAGATATAGAAAACGAACAAGGTGGTGGAATTATACAAGCAAGAAAATCTATAAAAAAATGGCATGATAAATATAATTTAGCTCATTGGGTTATAGAAGAGAATGGTTTTCAAAAAGCTATTAGACAAGATACAGAATTAAAAGAATACTGTAGTAGAAATGGTATATACCTTGAAGGTCATCAAACACAGAAAAACAAATATGACCCAATTTATGGTGTTGGTAGTATGCAACAAATGTTTGAGCAAAAGCTAATAAATTTGCCTTATGGTGATACAGAAAGCGAAACTAAGAGTAATATATATCGTAGACAACTAATTTATTTTTCATCTGCTGCTAGTAGAGCTAGTAAAGCAAGAAACTATAAATCAGATGTTGTAATGGCTAGTTGGTTTCCATTAAAAGTTATAAGAAGATTAGGAAAAGAACGATTAGCTGAGGTAGGATTAGATTATGAACCAAGTTTTGGAGAATGGGATATAAGCGATATGAACGAAAGCCCTTGGGGTTAGAGTGACACCAGAAGAAATACAATACGCTATAACAAATCTGCACTTTGATAATCAGAGTGCTTATTCTACTAGAGGTCGTATTCGTGCAATAATGAATGGTGGACCTGATGGTATACAAGCATTACTAGGAGATAACCTTAAAGGATTTCAAGATTGGCAAGTACCTGTACCTAACTTAATGATGTCAGGTTTAGAACACTTGTCACAAAAGATAGGTCGTATTCCAAACTTAAAAGTAGATGTACCTAACAATAAAGATTCTGACAGAGCTAGAGCTAAAGCAGATAAGATAGCTCGTATCGTAACTTCGTATGATGATACACAAAAATTAGATTTACAAATGCCACAAGTAGGTAGATGGTTACCTGGTTATGGTTTTGCTGTATGGGTTATTAGAGAAAAAAAAGGACCTGATGGTACTCCATATCCTTGTGCAGAATTAAGAGACCCTTACAACTGTTTCCCT